CAATATAACGCAATTCTTGAATACCCTCAGTAGGGTTCTTCATATCAATTACTTTATGATAATAAAGTCTTCCATCAATATACCAATTTCTATAAATTTCGTGTGATTTACGATCAAAATCTAAAAGTTCTAGAATATATTTAAACTCATCTCTAATTTTTTTCTTAATGCCATCGCTGGCATTCAAGTTTGATAGTTCAATTTCTACAGGACTATCATTAGTATCGGAAACAATAGCTTCATTTACAATATCTTCAATTGCACTATCACACTCTGGATGAAGTGCCATCTCACGATATCTTTTAATAAGGTCAAATTCTGTACGATATACACCTTCAATATCAACATAAGAACCAAAAAACCCACTACTTAAATAATGGTCAACCCCGTCCTCGTTTGAAGGAGGAACGGGGGACACTGTAGTGGGCGATACTGGTTCGTTGTCCTCTATAGAGAACCCAAACAAATTTGCCATGATTTATTTTACTAGAAATTTCCTTTCTAGTATTTATCAAAGATATTAATCGTCATCTTCCCCTTCGTCGGTAAGTACTCCAGGTGCCCAATATTGGACTTGGAAAGTAACCGTAAATTCTTCAATAACATCACTGTTATCGTAAGAAAGTTCAATTGCACTTACTTCAGTTGGGAAAATATCAAAGAATGTGTAAGATTTCAGTGGAGTTACTGAAGTATTATCTCCCGAATCAGAAGCAGCTATTGAAAATGCTCCTTTTGAGTAACCTCTTCCAAGTTGATGAACCAGGGCATTAGTCATGTAAGAACTTGGGTTAGTAGCACCAGTATTAGTATCGGTTCTACTAATTGCATTCATCCATGATTCAAATGCATTTCTCAGTATGAAACTTTCATCATTGATGATAGTAACGGTCCATGTATCAAAGGTTCTGTCTCCAGCAACCTTTAAAATACGTCCTCTAAAAGGAACAGGAATTTCTGCAATATTAGAGGCAGGAAGTTGTGCTCCTTTACACATGAAACGGAACATATCACCCTGACCATTAGCAGTGGTGGGATCCCAAGTACCTTCTTTGACAGCAGCTGGAAATGCGGGAATTTCAACTTCAAACAGATTGGGGCGTGCGCCCCCTCCTGCCAGTTTTGACTTAAATGCGGTAATCGTTCTGAGTGTTGACATTGTTTTTTTCTCCTAGGTAAGTAATTTACGATTTAAAATCAAGCTCTACCAGCCACTTCTTCAAAACTTACACCAGTTCTCGTAGCTACGAAAGTTAGTGTTACATAATTAATTGACTTGGTTGGTTTCAGGAAAATATCAGCTCTAAATTCATTATTATCAACAACGTCAGGAGTGTTATTTGTTTCATCACAAATAACTAAGAAGTCAACAATACCTCTCTTTGCACGAATATCACGTAAATATGGATCAACAATATTTCTAAAGTTTGATCTCGTTGCTTGATCGTTAAGTTCAAAGAGTTGAGCATTAGCAGAACTCTTAAGTGACTGTTCAACAGTCAAGAACAAACGGCGAACGTTAATTCTATCAAATGCAGATTGATATGAAAGTGCGGTCTTATCACCAAATAAGATGACACCACCACCAGGTTGATTAATAATAGGATTAATTCTTGCAGTGTAAAGAAGATCTCTTTGGGTCTTATTTGGATTATATGCTAACTTAACAGCATTGTTAAGTGTTCCTCTTTGTTGTCCTGCGGGTGAGAACCAAGGGAAGGCATTAAGACCAGTTCTAGTCATTAATCCAGCAACATCAGCATTAGTTGCAACATACCTAAAGGTATTATTAAATCTGTCATAAGTATACTTGTAACCACTATCAAATACAGCGTATGAGGAAGAGGTTAAAGCACTGAAGAATCTAATAATATTTGAGGTTTGTGTTGCTGCATTTGGAACATCTACAACTCCCCCTCTATGTGGAGAAATGACCGCCATGCAATCCTTTCTATCTGCAGCGATAGAAATCAATTTATTTGCTTTTGCTTGGGAATCTGCTTCATTCAGACAACTTGGACCGTTGATAAGGAAATCAACTGCAACTTCATCCTCATTTGAGAATAACTCATAACCATTTACAACGTCACCTAACTCCGCTTTCATTCCACCAGCAGCGGAATAATCAACACCACCAGCAAGTGTATAAGTTTTGTTTCCAATAGCACTAAAGGTTACTCCTTGTGCATCTTGCCCCCATACACCTTGTCCAGTCGTGAATGGTGTATATCCTGAAGAGAATCCAGTAGCTACAGGCACAGTTCCATGATATGCATCAACCGCTTGCGATGGATTATACCCAGCGTAAACATTTTCAGAGAAATCTCTCAGATAGTTCTTATACCAGATTTTCTGAGGTGAATTTACAGAAGAAATAGAATCTACAGCCTTGGAAAGTCCAGTATGCTTTTCAAGAATATTACCTTGAATACCCGTTACACTTCCAGTATCATCAACAACGGCAACATGAAGACCATCACCATATCCGTTTCTTACGGCAGAATACTGATTAGTTACTGGTTTTGGTGCAATAGTTTTCCAATATACTGTGGAATTCGTTAATCCAAGAGTTTGTTGATCGTACCAGTCAACAGCACTTCCTGCTGTTTCCTCGCCAACATTAGTTCCAGAATTATTGACAAAGAATAAAGTATCTGCGGTCTCAAATGAGTTCAGTGCGTTACCTTGACCGTAGGCAATCTTAGTCTCAGTTCCTGCTGCAGAAACTCTTGAAACAACCTTAACATCAACTGTGCTTGCTCCACTTGTAGAAGTAGTAACACCAGTAATAATTCCTTTTACATACCCATTGAATACCTCAGTGGTTCCTGCTCCAGGAAGAATTCCATTAATGGTGGTTGTAACGCCATATCCAACAACAGCACCAGCAGCTGCAAGGTCTGTAGTATTAATGCCAATTGTCTGGTCTGCAAAGTCATCAATTGTGCAGATCTTTAATCCATTTGCCCAGGATCCTGGATTCTTTGCGCCATAAACATATTCTACTGCTTCGCCAGAATGATTAGTACCATAATCATCGTAGTTTTTAATTTTTAGTCCAGTCGTGGAAGCATATCCAGGTGCTGCGTTTGCATTGTTGAGTGTCGCTCCATCAACTCTGGCAACCTTCAGAACACCGCCATATGAAAGGAATGAAGATGCGGACATCCAGTATTCATACTGAGCGTCTGTTCCAATTGGTTTACCAAATGTATTGATAAGTTGTTGCTCAGTCTGAATGTCTACTGCTTCTTCAACAGGTCCAAGTTCAAATGGTCCAGCAATGGCACCAATATTATCTAATACATTATCAGCTCTTCCTACTGTAAGGTCAACTTCCCTGGTTAATACCCCAGGCGATAATTGAGGAGTCGCCATGTTTTGTTCTCCGTGTCAATCGTAATTTATCTGAAAATATTTATTAAAAACTATGTTTTCACAGGGGAAAATTAGCGTGAACTTACCAATCAGGGTATTCCCACCTATCCGACACGGATTTTTTTCTAGATTCTAAAATTCTTTTTACAGTACAATCCTTACACTCATAAGAATATGAAGATGCTACAGGTCCTCTATCTTTTCTAGTTCTATAGAAACCATCAATCAAATTTTTTGTTTCTCCACATGCACGACACTTTCTGTCAGTAAGTAAAAGATGACCTAATTTTATCTGACCATCTAATTCCATTAAGATAGGTACTCCCACATATAAGACTTATCACCATATTCATCTGCATTAAACCACCTATCACCATCACCATCCACAAAACTATCAGATCCCAACCCATCATCCATAAATCCAAATGGTGCCATATCTTGTTCTATTTGATTCTTTTGTTCTTCATACAATCTTTTACGAACATCTTGATCAGTTAATTCTTTAAAATAGTCCATCTGGACTAACCAAGCATAGATCACAAGGCACATTGCTAAGTCATCATTACAACCTTCTTCTGCCTCAAATGAATTATGCTTTGAAATAAACGTTGTTAGTTCTGAAATAATCTCATAGTCATTGAAGATAAGTTTGTCTTCCTCAATTAAAGTCTTGAGGTTTAGAGATCCAACTTTCTTGACAGTCTTGGACATCTTAACCCCAAGTTGCGTCTTTTTACCAGAAAATCCTTGACCTACAATTTGACCTGCTCTACCTCTCATAGAACACATTAAAAGATTCTGATATTCAAGATCATATTGCAATATACTTGCTACTTGATCGCCAATATCATTTACTTCACATAATATAAAGGCACTATTATAATTTTTTGCAACTTCATATATGATATTTGGGAACAACATTGGTTTGATATCATTATTCCTATATTTTGCAACAACTCTATGAGGAAAAGTAGTTATATCGACAACAACAAAAGCAGAGTAATCTTCCCCAACTCCTCTTGCTACATCAACAGTCATTACATAGTCATGTTTATCGATGACATCCTCATACATGTCCAACCCAGCATTTCTTGTCATTGGGTTGTCATATACCATCGTTTTTAATTTTGATGGTGCTATTAAAGTATCAACAGATCCTAAGAACTCACATTCAAACTCAACCTTGAACTGCTGTT